CAGACACTTCATACATGTCTTTCATGATGATTGGTTTGTTCTTTAAGATTGTGAAATCTGTTTCTAAAGAACCTTCCATACCGTTAGTACCTTTACGGAATTCAGAACCAAAAGCAAAAACTGTTAAGTTTGTTGTTCCTAATGCTGTGAAACCTGCTGCTTTATAAGCCGCTACAGTAAATGTGCTGGCGTCTGGTACAGCTGTAATAACCCCGATACGTTTAACAGAACCATCAGAGATGTGAACCATTTCGTTCTTACGGAAGTTGTGACCTGCTTTTGTGAATACATTACCTGCTCTCGCAACGTCTTTGTATACTGTGTGTAATCTACCTTTCTCTGTCCAAATGTACTGGTCAGAAGCGATTGCTGCTTCAGCCCCTAAAATGTGTAACATACCGTTAACAGATTGAGAACCGTAGATGTCAACCATTTCGTCGTGTGTCTCTGGAGCGTATTGACTTGTATAGTCAAATAAAGAGATGTAATTGGTAGGCAACTGTACTTTTACCGCTGAAGGTTGTAGTGCAGGTGCTGGGTTTGCATTTAATGCCATATTTGTTTGTGTTTAATAATTAATGTTATTTTTTACCGAAAATAACTTTTGTACCGCTTCTTTTGAAATTACCTTCAATAACAATACCTTGGTTGTTGTTATCTTGTTCAGAACCTACAGCTGGTCTATCTAAAGTAATATTGTTTTGAACTTTAATACTTTCTTCTGTTCCTGCTGCAATACCTTGTTCGTAAGCCATTTTAATAAGGTTATCAAAATTTCTAATTTTCAAAGCATCTTCAGTAATTTTACTGTGATTATGTGTTCCGTCTTCATTATACCAGTGAGGCATAGATGATAAGAACTTTGGTAATTCTTTTTTGTCTTCTGGTGTCAAGTTGTAACGGATGCTTAATCCTTCGGTTAATGGAATTTCGTAAGAATCTAATTTAGAAACTGAACTTACGATGGCTTCATCATAAAGTTTCTGGTTGTTGATTGCTTTTTCGTATTCTGTTTTAGCTTGATTAGCAAATTCCAATTGCTCTTGAATCTCCGGAGTTAATGTTTTATAACCTTCTACAGGTTCTCCGAATTTCAATCTGTTGCTCTCCAATGTATTAGAACCTTCAGCCACTAATTTCTTTAACTCTAAAGACTTCGCTGCTTTTTCTTCTTCTAAATCATCTTCGTACTCTGTGTACCTACTTAACTCTAAACCTATCTCTTTATCAGTAAGCGTTGGGTATTTTAACTTTAAAATTTCCTCTGCTTTTTCAAGATTAGACATTGAATCATAGTCCTTGTTGAACTTAACCCAATCTTCTACTGGTCTACCTGTTTTTTCAGCCCACTCGGCAATGGCTTTGATTTGTGGATTTAACTCCACTTCTTTTTGTTTTATATCGTCGAAACTTTTAACTTCTCTTCCTAGCTTCTCGCTAAGAACGTTAAATAATTTTTCATCGCTTAATTCTTCTGGTGTCACGATATCAGCTGGGGTATCGATTATTACATCGGCTGAAGTATCAACTGGGGTATCGATTATTACATCGGCTGGAGTATCAACTGGGGTATCGATTATTACATCGGCTGGAGTATCAACTGGTTGGTTAATACTAAAATCGTGTGTTATTCCTTCTTCTGGAATATTTAAATTATCTTCTATTAACATTGTGTTTTATTTTATTTAGTGCAAATTTAATAAAAATATGAACACCCTCTTTTTTTAAGAGGGGTTCATTTCTTCTAAGTTCATACTACCTGCTAAATTGTCTTCGCTACTTTCGAAGTTTATAGCTGGTTTGTTAAATCTTTTGCTTTCATCAATCTTAGATTGTTGTGTAGCTGAGATTTTAGTTCTGTTATCTTTTCTATCTTCTTTATAAGATTCGATAGAATGTTTAGCCTCTACTTCAATTCCTCTTAACTGCATGTTATAATTGAATTCAAGTTCCATTAACTCTTTCTTAAGACCCGCTTCAGTTTGAAGTACTTTTATAGAACCTTCTGTTTCGGCTTCTTTAATCATTAATTTAGCTTGAGACTCAGCTTGAATTTGTTGCATTTTAGATTGAGCAGCTGCTTGAGATGATTGTATTTGAGCTTCAGCGTTAGCTTGAACCATTGCTTTAGCTTCTTCCGATTTCTCTTTCTGTCTTTTCTTGATTCTAATCTCAATAACTCTATTTGCTAACTTGATGTTATTAATAGAACGAATATCGATAGCATCCGGAAGAGTAATTAAATCTTTACCTAAAGCTGTTTGGATATTTTGCTCTAGATATTGTTTTTCTTCAGCGTCTGGTTTCAATTCAATATTGATACCGAAATCATGTAACGCATAATACTCAATAGCTTCTAAAGCTTTCATCCCTAATTTACCAACAGCGTTTGTATAAACTTCTCTAAGGTTGCTATATTTGAAAACATCCTTAAGTCTTAACGATAAACCTTTAGCTACATTTTTAGTAATATTCAAAGAACCTTCTAAAATATGTCTAGTTGCTGTATTTGAATTTAAAGCCACTTGTTGCTGAACCCCAACTAATGTATCAGGGTGAGGCATACTTGCATCTGCTCCTTGAGGAATACCTATAGCATCTCTTAATAAATTTAAGTAATGGTTATAAGCATTAATCATTCTGTCTAATCCGTCAACAACACCGTTTTTAAGTTCTCTAATAGGTTCTTTACCATAATTGTAATCCCCTTCTGTTGTTAGAGATGACCCTAAAACGTTACCGGTTTCATCATAAATTTTAATCAACTCTAATGGTGTAAGGAAATTACCGTCCCCCATGTTGATTTCATTTATACCGTCAACATCAATGTAGATACCATTAGGTCTAGCCTTAGCAATTAATTGTTGTAACTTGATGTGTATTTGCTGCATCTGGTCGACATACCCTATGATTCTACTAACTAAACTAGTAGTTCTGTTTTGATATATCTCTGGTGCATACATTACGTAGTTAGGCATTGTGATGTTAAGATGACCATTGCTTCTAATCATGTTTTCACAAAGTTTATAGTTGAATATCTCATCAGTACCCAATACTAAAGCTCCTTCATACCATACGTCGATATTCTTTTTAACGACTTCGTATCCATCCTCTGCTTCCTTACCTTTTTTAAGTTTGAAAGTAGATTCTTTTTTAATCATATTGTACCCACCATTGTTTTTTAACTTTTTCTTATAAGTAATGGTGTTTATCGTTTTGTACGTGAAGAATAAAACGTCAACCATGATATTATCCAAATCCTCATCTCTATTTGAGTTTTGGTTACTAGCTATACCATGATAAGATGTCCAATCTCTTGTTGCAACCCCGAACTTTCTAATTTGCTCATCAGTGAATGTTTCCCCTGATATTCTTTTTAAATCATGTATCGTGATTCTTTTAACCTCTCCGAAATAATGTACGTTTTTAAAATCTCTAGAATCTGGGAATGAATACACCATATTAGCTGGGTCAACATAGTCAATCAGTATCCCTTTAACTGGGTCTGTTGTATGTTTTACACATCCTAATCCAATAGTGGTGATGTCTTCAATCACTCTACTTTGAGTTTCGTTGTAATCATTCAAATCAAACGTGAATTTCAAAGCTGTCTCTGCAGCAATCTCAATAGCAGGTTTGTATTTAAGAGCCATATGTAATTCAACTTCCTCGTTTGTTTCAGGTAATTCCTGAATATTTGGAGGAGCGATATTTACATTAAACGTTTCTTGAGCTAAATCATAAATAGGTTTAGATGCTACAACAGACTGTAAATAATCTTTATACTTCTCTTTTAAATCCGTAGAGTATTTATCAACCGCTTCAGCTCTAACTTCGTAAAGTCTCTCTGACATTTGATTGGTGATAAGCTTAACGAATTTAGGGATGATTTGTAAAGGTCTCCAGTCGTAATTTGTATATGTCGCATCATTACCTCCAGCTAATAACTTTTTATAGATGTCGGCTGATTGCTCACCTCTGGCGTACAGTCTTAATTTATGGTAGTCTTCTCTTTTAGAGTAGTAAGTGCTCCCTCCGTTCTCTGGTCTATGAAACCATTGATACTGAATCGCTCTCCCCATTTTAAGTCCGTACTCCTTGGTAGCTTTTTCTTCATCTGATGCTAAGTAATCCGGAAAATTTTTATTCCAATTCATCTGATTTATCTGTTTTTTGTGTTATGATTCTAGAGCCGAAGTCTCCGTTATTGCTGTACTTAGGGAAGAAGTTAACCGCTTTGTTTTCAACTCGTTTAACTTTTTTACCTCTATATTTGTCTTTTTGACAAGCCATAATCGCTAAACCACTTGAAATGGTTGCATCATAGTCTGTTCTGTTATCTGGGTTAAATCCTAACCAGTCTTTTAATGTTTCTTGGAAAGCGAAGTTCCCAATCTCACCAACAGGTCTGATTTGTTCTTTTGTACTTTCCCCAACGTAATCTGTAATCCATGACC